GACACTTCTTTGATGAGGAAGCGGTGCTTAAAATGCACACGCTTCCCAACCCTGACGGCGCTGGCTACTACGCCACGCTGGGCAAGGGTATGTGGTCTAAAAAGGCCATGCCCTTGATAGAAAAGGACGAGAATTATTGTTAAAGAAATACTTAGGAGGTGAGAAAATGGAAAAAGAAATAACAGAAAAAGAAGTTTTCTTATCCGAAAACCCGCCAATTCCAGTTACACTTCTTAAAAAAATGCGGGTGATTGAAGAGCTGGGATTTCAGGAGGCCATTGCCCGCTGGTCTCCTGATGCTGAAGCTGCCCGTGTTGCAGGCACTTCAGCTTTCACAACGCCGGTTTATACGAATGCGCCGTCGCAAGTGCGATTTCTCAAAACGGTGCGTTTACCTTATTCGGGGCATTACAGTTTTGTAGGATTTAGGAAAGGCCAGGTCTATTCAGTCTCAAGACACTGGATAGATAGGGCCCGGGGGATAGGCTCTTGGGTAGTCTATCCCGATTATGACAGCGATGATGAGGAATATTAAAAAAAGGGAGGTGAGCATGATTAAATGTATTTGGTGTCGTCGTGTATTGACGAGGCAAGGCACGGGCACTGTTTATGTTATGTGCCCCGAATGCCTTGCGAAGCTTCGGTCTGAAATAGTCACTCTGCGTCGTCACCTTATTGGTGCTGAACGGGTGACGGAAAAAATTTTGAAAGGAGGAGAGTAAAATGAAAAGAGAAGAAATTATTGAAAGGCTTGCAAAAAGAGCATTTGACGAATGGAACGCACACGACTTTGATTATGAGCACAATTACTTAGCGGACGGTTATAATGTGTTTTCAGGATTAGAACCCGATGAAACTATTGTGGTTCTTGCAGAAGAAGAAGGAATTAATCTTGATGACTTTGATGAGGACGAACTTTGGGAGTTGCAAGAAGAAGTAGCGGAAGAAATCAGGGAAATGATCCTTGAGGAAGCCGAAGAGCAAGGTTATGAAGCAATTTGGCATCCCAATCAAATAGCGGGGGATGCGGAAGTGGGCAATGGTTACTGGACTTTTGAAAAGGTTGAAGAAGAAACGGAAAAAAATGACGACGAGGATGAAAATGATAAAACGGAAAATAATGAAATGAAAGAACCTCGCATTCATTATACACAATACGGGGCTCAAATGGGCTGGAGTGACAATTTCTTTGATGAATTTGACTAGAATTTAAAACACCCACCCTAAAAAAGGCTCGGTGTTCCTTATAGGAGCATCGGGCTTTTTTATTTTAAAGGAGGTAAGAAAAATGGAAACAAAACATCCTACTGGTTTTATTTTTATTGGTATTGTTGCTTTTATCCACCAGAACCTCCAGAACCTGAGATATCTTGGGATTGTGATATAGATACTTTTGTAGAAGAATTGAAGAAACTAGACAAAAGAGGAGAAAAATGACTTTCAGACAAAGATTGAGAATAAGAAGAATAGCAGAAAACTTAGGATTGTTAGCAAAATATGATGATGGGAAAAAAGTATGGGAAGTATGGAAAGTTAAAAAACCAGTGGGGCCTATTTTAGAACCTACAAGAAAAATATATGAAGGGAAAAGAATAAAGAGTTTTTTAAAGAAAATAAAGTTGATGGTGCAGAGGACGAACTTGAAAATAAGGGGGGGATTAAAATGAATAAAAAAGATGCTCAATATTTAATTCAAAAAACTAAAAAATTTAGGAAATGTTTTGTCAAACAACCTGGTTTATTTAAAGTTGATGAAGAAAAGGAATTATTGGCTTTTGCTACTGCACCAAAAGAAAAACAACTTGAAATGGTAATGGCTGGCTGGCCTTGCAGTATTTGTAAATATAATAATTGTTGCATCGTGTTTAATAGCGATGAACAAGAATGGCTAAACTGGTTATGGGATAGACCATAATAGACTAAATTGTTTGTGAAAGGAGGGTAATAATGTTTGAAAAATACAAAGAACTAGCAAAAGCAGAGTTAAAGAAAAATTACAAACATCCTGACGAGTTTATTTTTGATAGAACTTCTTATAATCAGGGGTATTGGGAAGGATTTCAAGATGGATTAAAAGCAGCAGAAAGGCATTTAAAAAAACAAAGGAAAGCAAAATGAATTACAGAACATATCAACAAATATTAACAAGGTTCTTTGAATATCATAATATTTTATTTAGTCAAAAACCTCCTAGCCGAAAAAGAGGGCACTTTACAAAATGTGTTCTCAAAAGAAGAAAAAGAAACAAAATTGCAAAAGAAACAAGGAGAAAGCAAAGATGATTGATTTCTTTGGCTTTGTAATAGCAATTTGGTTGCTTGGTTGGATTATTTTAAAATGGGTTAATGATTAAGAAAGGAGGCTAAAATGTATAAAGAAAAAATACCCAAAAAGAAACTGCCTAAAGTCGGGTTCACTCGTTATGGCCATCGCTCGCATATCAAGGGATTTGAACGCATCATAGCAAATAAGGCATTTCGGAAGAAATTTGAAATTGTCTCAGATAAACAGTGCAGAAAATTAGAGCAAGAATTAGTTGAATAAACAAGGAGAAAAAACATGAAGCATTTAAAATTATATGAAGCATTACAAACAATAGAATGGCCTGAAAATATCAAATTTAAAGAAATAAATCTGCCTGATGTAGAACATCAGGCCATGCCTACTATATGGCTTTATAAAGAAAATATCAAAAAATTTAGAGATGGTTATCTTATCTTGTTAAGTTTTGTCGCTTGTATATGCGAAACAGACCCTGAAAATTTAACTCTCTTCCATATTCTTTCATATTTAGCAAAACATGCCAAAAAGGAGCGGGTAAAATGAAAGAGCTAACAATTTTATTAATTATTTTCTGGATTGTTTCCAGTTTGTTGTCTTTCTATGTTTGGGAAAAAATAAAACTTCCTCACAACCACAATTTACAAGTGAATACTGAACCTGCTAACTGGGTATTCACTAAAAGCATTGTCGGGAATACCTACAAAACTTCCATTTCTCTTGAACCTAATTTATCTCCTCTAGATACAGTGAAGATAGCGGAATATTTTATTAGACAGAAGTGTAAGCAAGCTAAAATAAAGCGGATTACTATTCTCTACACAGCTAAGACAAATGTATGGATAATTTGGGAAAGACTAGACTAAATTACTTGTGAAAGAACCTTGACAAAATAATTTAGTTATTTTATAATAAAGAAAAAGGGAGGAGAAAATGGACGAATTAAAAAACATTAAAATCAATGAAGAAGGCGTATTTTGTCATTATTATCCAGATGTGCATTGGGAAAAGCCTATAATTGTTCCGCTGTCCTATGATAAAATTAATGTCTATCTTTATTCCTCTCATAATGCAGATTATTTAGGTTGGATAGACAAAGGTAGTATATGGTGCAAAAAATTTGAATATAAACACTTTAAAAAAAGCATTGCTTTGAATGTTTATATTTAAAGGGAGGCCAAAATGAATGAAAAACGAATTGTAGCACGGCGGATGGACTATCATTTCAGAGGCTTCACTGAAAAAGAAGCTTCTGAAGTGGTGGAATTATGGGAGCAAGGGCATTTGGAAAAGGTGCAACAAAAATATAACCTGTTTGAATGGGATAGTTGTCCTAGCTGTGGAGCTTTTATTATGTCGGACAGTCATATTACGGGTTGTATTATTTGTCATTGTTCATTTATAGAATAAGGAGGTTATCATGCGTTCTTTCATAAATTATAAAGAAAAAAATGGAAAATATTTACCAGTTATTCATAATTGTAGAATCCATGTTTTCTTTCATGGATTAAATAATCTTTTGCCTGTAGAAAAACGGCTTTCTGATACAGAAATTGAGAGGATTAGTTCTTATCTGCATGAGGTTTTAGAAGAAGACAGTAGGAGACTTGGTTTAAGAGAGTAAATTATGCGTTATCCAAGGGTCACAGAGGTAATATCGCCTTTCTTAGAATTTCCTATCTCAAATAACACACTGGAACTAGCCTGTGAACGAGGTAAGTTGGTTCATAAGTATTGTGTTGCTGAATTGCAAGATTTGTTTGTGCCTGAATATGGAGAATTAGAAGGATATGTCCAATCCTTTAGAAACTTGTTACCTGCAAAACTTATCAAGGCTGAGTTTGAAGTAAAACACGAGCAGTTTGGCTATATTGGACATCCTGATATGGTCGTTGAATGGAAAGGCGAAAAGTGGTTGTGGGATTTAAAGACTTCTGAAACGGCAAATAAAGCATGGTTTATGCAGTTAAGTGCTTACTATTATGCCTTACCTAACGAATTGAAGCCTGACAAAGTAGCAGCAGTGAGACTTAAAAAGGACGGAAAGCCTGCTATCGTTGATGTGGTGTGTGATGAGGAAATTCCTAAGGCTTTTCAAGCATTTTTAGGATTTTTGAATGGGTGGAGATATTTGAAAGGGTAAATTTAAAAAGGAGGTAAATAATGCAACAAAATAGTAATGGAGTATTTACAGAATTTAGAGCTAATCTAGCTCTGATTGAAGCACAAAACGCTTTCTTAGTTTGGAAGAAAAGATTTACTCAGTTAGAAGAAGAAGTAAAAACGCTGGAAATAACAAATGAAGAAAATTGCCAAAAGGCCGCTGAGTTACTGGCTACAATAGCAAAGTATGAGAAAAGAATTAACGAGGAATGTGAAAAAAGAATAGCCATCCCTAAAACATTTATTAAAAAAGTAAAAGCCAGAGCAAATGAGGTTGTCAAACCTCTTACCAATTCAAAAAAAATAGTGAAGTTGAAATTGAAAGACTATAAAACTCGCCTTGAAATGGAAAGGCGTGAAATGGAAAAGAAGGCAGAGGAAGAAAGAAAAAGACTGCAAAAGCAATTGGACAAAGAAGCCAAAGAAAAAGGAATTGAACCTGTTAAGTTGCCTGAAGTTACCATGCCCAAGGAAAAGCTTAAAGTAACTACGGAAGATGGCACTGTATATGAAAGAAAACGCTGGACTTTCAGAGTGATAAATATTAAAGAAGTGCCACCTGAATTTAAAATTGAAAAGGTGGATGACAAAAAAGTAAATGCAGCTATAAGGGCAGGGGTAAGAGAAATAGCAGGGCTTGAAATATATCAAGAAGTAGAAATTGCAACAAGGAGAATTTAAGATGAAAACATTTTGTTATTTTGTAGTTATATTCTTTATCTTACTTAGTAATATTGGACTTACAATAAAAGCAAAATTTGAAAAATTAAGTCCACCTGTTTTCTTTCTTTTTATGGTGTTAGCTTCAACTATTCTTTTTTCTTGTATTGTTGTGGCAATAGATTTAACTTTTAAAATAATAAATTTATTAGGAGGGTAAGCCATGAAAAAAAATCAACTGGAAGTAATCAAGGCTAAGCTAGTTTCTCCTGAAACAGAGGAGAAATTAAAAGTGCTACCCAAGGGAATGAAAAAAAATGTTCTGTTAGCTGCCTTCTGGAATGCCGTTTTAAAAAATCCTAAGTTACATCAATGCACTCCTGAAAGTATAGTTGGTGCTTTGCTAAAGTGTGCAGAATGGGGACTGCTTCCAGGAGGGGACAATGTCTATTTGATACCTAGGCATAACAATAAGAAGCCTGGGCGTCCTTTGGAGTGTAATGCTCAAAAAGGTTATCAAGGGTTAATTGAGTTAATTTACAGAGTTACAGGTGCTAATGTAGAAGCTCATGTGGTATATGAGAATGATGAATTTGATTATCAATTTGGCACTGATGGTTACTTACACCATAAACCAGCATTCAAAAATAGAGGAAAGGCTGTTTGTGCTTATGCTCTCTGGAAAAAAGATGGCGTGGTGGACTTTGATATTATTTCAATGGAAGAAATTGAGAAGCGGAGAAAGATGTCTTTAGCTTATCAAAAAGCTGAACAATCAGGTCGCAAAGACAGTCCTTGGCATCTATGGCCTGAAGCTATGATGAGAAAAAGTGCTGTTTTAAAAATGCTGAAGATGAAACCAGAGACGCCTGAATTAGAATTAGCTATTTCTGAAGAGGAAGAGGATTTTGGGTTGCCTAGTGTTGAAGAAGAACCTGAAACAGAAGAAAAAATTTTTCAAGGAAAAGTAATTGATGTGGAAGCTAAAGAAAAAAAAGAAGAAAAGCCTAAACTTGAAAACCAAGTTCATGAACCTGAAAGAGAATTAAGTTTTGAAGATGTAATTACTGAAATGGGTTTAGATAAACAAAGAGTGCAAGAGTATATTGAAACGGTAGCTAAAAGTGTTAATTGCTCAGTAGATTATGTAAAAGAAAAGGCTTTCAAGAAAATGGATAGTTTTGTAGAGAAGTTTAAGGAATGGGAAGCTAAAAATAAACCTACTACTCCTTCTCCAAAACCTAAAAAAGCTAAATCAGAAAAGAAGGCTCAACCAGCACAGTGGCTTGTAGAACTTGAAGAACAATTGTCAAACTATGACCGTGAGTTGGTGAATGAGGTTTTGAAAGAAAAAGGATATAACAGTATCCATGATATTCCTAGTGAAGAAATAGCAACGGAAATTTATTTCATTATTGATACTAGAGCAAAGGAATTAGAAAAGTTATTTTAAATCATGGCCTACACGGGCAAACAGGTCCCACCTTTCCTCCTCCCTTTCTTGCCTGTTTGTCCGTGTGGGCAATTTTGAATATGGAGGATAAAATGACCCGTAAAGAAATGATTGAAAGGTTAATGAAAGGTGAAGACCCACTTGATTTGGGTATTGAAAAATGGAGAGATATAGTTGAACATTTAAAAAAAATTAGCAGTTTTGAAGAATATGATGAGAGACTTGAAAAAGGACAATACAATTGCGCATTATGCGAGCTTTACTTAAAAGACAAATGCATTGAATGTCCTGTCACCGTTTTTGGTGTGCATGGGGGATTAAAGACCTTGAAGGAATGCGAAAAGCAGCAATTGCTGAGTTGGAATTTTTGAAGTCTTTGAAAAAGAAATTTCCAAAAATAATGTATGTTATACTTAAAAGACATATGAAATATGAAGGATTACATGAATTTGATGTTGATAAAGCTTGTCAGATTTCTATACGGTTTGAGGCAAATTTTTGTGGTTGTAGTGCCGAAGGCAATACAGTAAACGAAGTCTTAAGTAAACTAGAGAAAAAAGTTAATAAAGATATAAGCTCTTTGCCAGTATATATAGCATATTTTCTCAATGGACCTTATGTAACTCTTTTCCCATTTGAGAAAGATTGACAAGTTAAAAATAATTTGGTAAAAAAGAAGCAGGATGAGCGGAGGGTATCTTAGAAATAAAACCCGCACAGGCAGGCAAGGCTATCTTTTGGCCTCCGCTCATGTCAAAAAGTCTTGCTCTGGCTGTGTGGGTTTTTTGTTTTGGGGAGGGCGGGAGTAAATAAAAATGAATGATAAAGATGCCTATATGTTAAGAAAGCTTTTTCCTCCCACAATTTTTCTTTATAAAAGCAAAGAAGGAGAGTATGCCATACCAAAAGACCAAGCAGGTTTTATTTATTCCAAAAAAGAAATAAAAGCTTGGTTTAAGCTAATCATGAAATTCTACGAGTTTTACAGTGATGAAGAAATAAATGAATATAATAACAACATCTTTAAACAATACAATTCTTCCTATACAAACTCAGAGAATACAACAAAAAAACCAAAAAAAGGATTTGTTTATTTCATAAAAGCTGAAAATGGATTAATAAAAATCGGACAAACAAAGGATTTATCAAACAGATATAAACAAATACAACATAGTGCCCTATTAAAAACCGAACTACTATTTGCAATTGAATCTGACGATGTCATAAAATTAGAAGAAAAACTCCATCATTTTTTTGAAAACAAAATGAAAAAAGGAGAATGGTTTGCACTGTCAGATGGAGACATTGAAATAATAAAAAATGCAGCCAAAAAGAAAGGATTAAAAATAATTACCATAGAAGGAGAAAATAATGAATAGAGTTTATGTGAAAAAGAGATATGGACAAATACCTAACCATATCCTTAATGACCCTACATTATCTTTAAAAGCAAAGGGATTATGGGCTTATATTCAATCCAAACCAGATGGATGGAATTTCTCAATTGAGAGAATGAGAAAACAACTTAAAGAAAGCAAGACATCCATTCAACATGCTATTTGGGAATTAGAAAAAGCAAGATTATTAGTTAGAAAGCAGGCAAAAGACATTAAAGGCAAATGGAAAGGTTATGATTATTTTCTATATGAAAATCCATTGCCCGAAGAACCATCGGTTGAAGAGCCGTCGGTTGAAAACCCGCCGACGGATTCATCGGCCGATATTAGTAAAAGAGATATAGACTCATATAGCTCTGAAGATTCATTTA